TCAACAAAATTATAATAGTCATTAAAATCATCATACGATCGATGATCTTTGATTTCATTGGGATTTATAATTCTAACAATGAATCTCATCTCTTCTAGTATTAATTTTATTGTTAATGATTTACCTAATCCTTGATTACCTGATATAACAAGACCCTGACTTTTAGTTTCATGTAAGTTATTTAACCAATTTTTTATTTTAGTAATTTGATTTTGTACGCCAATTAACTCAGATAACTTTATCGGTTTATATTTATTAATCCATAATGTATCGGAATTTTTATGTGTCATAAATTATAAAAATAAACATTTAAATCTTTATACTAAAATTAAAAAAATGTTTAAAAATATATAATAAAAAAAAAATTTCTAATTCAATATATATAAGTTATGGAAAATTCAGATTCTAAAAATAACCAACGATCACGCCCTGATCGTACCGAAGGCTCTGTCGATGATGAAGTTCAAAGATTATTTCGTAAAGGAAATGGTTCAGTATCTGACAAAGAATTTAATAAATTAAGACAAAAGTATGACGATGTTGAACTTGTTGACAAAATTCACAAAGCTTTTATTGAGAAGCATTCACATATCACAAAAAGAGCCAAGAAATTTGCTCAATTAATTCGTGAAAAATATTCTAATCGTCAATACCCATTTCACATTCTCTTAGAAAAAGCTCGTTTATTTAAAACTAAACACGGTTTATCTGATGATGAATTTGCTGAATTTCAACGTATTTATGAACAAGAATTAGTAGGTTTAGGTTCACCCGATGTATATGCCCCTGCTACTAATATGATGAAAGTTTTAGGTTCAGTTAACATTGATTTTCAAGGTTTTGCAACTAAATTAGATGACGCTGACTACAAATATTTACAAGAATTATTAAAATTACACGCTATCTCTAGACCTTTACACGCTCAAGTTGTTCTTCAATCAATGCAATATCAAGATTGTGATTTTGAAGCTTTAACAGGTGCATTTGATAAAAAAATGGGTAATCGTCCCGGAGATCACGTTCACCCCGTAATTGCCGCAATGTTCTTCCCAAAAATTGCAAGTCTTGAAAGTACATTTCTTCAATCAAATATTGCAGGTATTGTTAAGGCAAGATACAACAGTGAAGCTTTAGTTACTAAACCAGATTATGAACTCTTTTATGCTTTAACTAATGACCCCAATGATATTATTTGCGACAATAAATCATCAATGTTAGATTTATTAAATCGTGCTCAAGTTCAACATCAATTATGGAACAATGTTCTCAGTTTACGCAATGGACAATACTACAATACTAACTTTAGAGATTTCATTAGTTCTGTTGATATGTGCAAACTCAACAAACAAGATAACCCTGATTTAGTATATGGTCGTTACGATGGAACTGTTCTCAAGAGATTATTATCAGCATTCTCTTTCCGTCCTACTATTGTATCAACAACACCAGTTTACAGTATGGTTAATACTAACCCTTACCAACAAAACTCTAGACCTATTGTATCAACTATTTCTATGATTAACTTAAGACTTCCTCCCACCGTCAATGACGATGATTCAGTTAGCTTGAGAGATGCAATTAATCAACAACAATTTTTTATTGAAAACGGTGTTATGGTTCCTCGTCATACTAGTTTAATCTACTCTAGAGATGTATTATTCTTTTATGTAGATCGTCGTACTAACCTCTTAAGAGTTAATGATATTCAACCTTTTAATCTTACTATGTTACCCGTTTCTGTTTCTGGTTTTGAACGTATTAATACTCGTCGTGTTATGTTTGATAATACCTTAACAATTCGTAATGATGTATATGAATTACGATCAGTTGTATTATCAGAATTAAATCGTCTTACCCCCGAAAGTAACTCTGTTGTTGGTTCTTCAGCTATTTTCAGAAAACCTGCCGATATTGCAGAAGGTTTTGTAACTGACTCATATTTTCAATACGATCCTATTGGCGTAGTAAATATGGATTTATCAACAGGTACAAATGCAGTCCCAGTTCATGTAATTAATGGTGGTCGCGAAGATGCTTATGACCCTGAAGATAATCAAAGAAACTTTATGGATATGGCTCAAAGTCGTGGTATTGTATTTATGTACAAATTAGTAACTGATTCTTCACGCGGTGAAATTAGCTTTTAAATTAAAAATTTCAAATTAATGTAATTTAATAAAATTATATTAATTCGTTAAAGTTATTTATTTTTTACTCTTTTTTGGTTTAGCTGAAGAAGTACTTGTTGCATCTTCAATCTTTCGAGCTAAAAATTTATTGTATTTAGTTTCTAATATCTCTAATTCTTCAGCCCACATTGTCTCTGGAGTTTTGCTATTAATATCATCGTACTCTGCTTGTTTATCTTGTTCTTGCTTTTTTAATTCTTCAATTTTTTCATTTGTAAGATTGTAAATTGGCATTGAAAGTAAATAATCATATGATGCCTTTTCTTCATCTTTGTTTCGTGATATATTGAGTTTTGGATATTCAAGTTTAACTAACTTTTCTTCAATCTCCAACTTCTTTTTATTATTAATCTCAATCTTTTTATCAATAACTTGTAAAATGAATTTAACTTTGTATGATATAATCTTTAATTGGTGAGCTAATATAGATAACATATGTTCTTTACGTTTACTGTATAATGCTAATCGAACTTTGTAATAATCAGACATAATATCTGCCACTGTATTATATCGTTTGATATGACCTTCTGGACTATACAAGTGCATATTTGTAATTGAATACTTTTTAATAAGACCAAACTTTTTCTCAATCTCCTTATCCTCTGTATCAATCAAATAATTCTCATCAAATAATAATTCAAAATGAACTCGTGTATCTGTATTATTATCTTTATATCCAAGAAAAGGATTGTCATCTTTATCCTTCTTACCCTTCTTGTCAGGTGTTGGTGGAGCTAACATTGCCTCCAAGTCTTCCTTATAACTTCCAGTCCAAACATAGACTGGTAACTCTGTAATAATTATCTTATCACCCTTAATACTCCAGTTCCCTGTAATCTCATAATTATAATCATCTATCTTTTTAACATTACCTTGAAATCCTTGCCACCAAGGTTCCATTGGTTTAATACTTTTACCCTTAATCATACGTTTCAAATTAGTAATAATATCAAGAGGATTATATGGTGGAATCTTTGTTGAAAATCCAGTACCAATACCCTCTGCACCATTTACCAATACCATTGGAATAATTGGAGCATAAAATTCAGGCTCTATTACCATCCCATCTTCATCTTGTTGATTTAATACTGGATCGTCATTAGGATTAAATATAGTTGTTGTTAACTCATCCAACATTGTCCAAATATAACGTGGTGATGCAGAATCTTTACCACCTCTAATTCTTGTTCCAAATTGACCATTTGGTTTCAAAATATTAATATTATTTGATCCTACAAAATCTTGAGCCATACCAACAATTGTACCATATAATGAAGCTTCACCGTGATGATATGCACCTTTATCTGATACGAAACCTCCTAATTGTGATACCTTTACCTCGGTCTTATCCAATCCACGTAAGAATGCACCAAATAAAGTTTTACGTTGTGATGGTTTAAGACCATCAATAATAGAAGGAATAGAACGATTTAAATCTTCGTTTGAAAAATGAATTAAATCTGAATGAATGAAATCATAATATGAAATATTCTTTTGTTCATAAGTAATAATCTTATTCTTATCATATTTCATCAACCAATCTTTACGAGCATTAGCATAAGTCTTATCAAAACCTAACTTGATAGCATCATCATCATCTCGTACCTCTTCCTTAATAAATATTGATTCCTCATCACTATTTGATTTAACAGATACATTATCAACATCTGTTTTCTTTTTCTTACCTTTTTTCTTTTCTTTATCAGAATCTGAAAACTTGGCCTTAACCTCTTTATCAACATTCTCCCAAAAATAATTAATAAGTTTAGTATTAATATCCACAAAATATTCTCTTGCCTCTATTGTAGTTGATGTACCCAACCCCTTATAATACTTGATCTTAAAACTTTGTGCTTCTGGTGTCTCTTTCCATTTTTCATAATCAGTCAAATTATAAAACGTTAAAACTTCTTTATTCTTAAAAGCCTTAACAATTGGCGTATTCAAACTCTGAACAAAATCACCACGTTTTAATAATGAGGGCCATAATGTATGCAACATATTAATAAATAGACCTTTAATATGTGAACCATCATAATCTTGATCTGTAAATACAATCACGTGACCATAACGAAGCGTATTAAACTTGTCCTCATTACTGTAATCTTCACCTTGTTTCAAACCAAGAATAACCTTTAAATTCTTAATCTCTTCATTAGCTAATAATTGAGCTGGACTTGCTTCACGCACATTAAGCATCTTTCCTTTTAATGGAAAAACACCATAATAATCACGACCCACAACACCTAAACCGGCCATTGCTGTGGCCTTGGCTGAGTCTCCTTCAGTTAAGATTAATGTACATTTATTTGATTCTTTAGTTCCCGCTTTATTAGCATCGTCTAATTTTGGGATACCCAGAATCTTAATCATTTTCTTACCATCGGTTTTCTTGAGGCTTGAATTTTCTTTGAATTTTGCCAACTCGATGACTTGTTCGACAATACCACACTTTGCCAATTTCTTGAAAAATGTAGGACTAGGTTCGTACTTGGATCCAAACTTGTCAACTTTTGTAGTAAGAGTATCTTTGGTTTGACTTGAAAAAGCAGGATTGACAATAACACTATTAATAAAAAACATCAAATTATCTTTCAACAATGTTGGAGTGATCTTGATATCTTTATCTTTCTTCTTAATATAATCATTAATAAGAGTTTTGATAACATTGTCTATTACATGGGCACAATGAGTACCGCCACGATAAGTAGCAATACTATTCACAAATGATACTACTTCACCCCCTGCATCAGGTTTATATAAAACACCAACTGTCCAATTATTATTTTCATTCATATCATAATATATTTCAGTATCTTTGTAATATAATTCAATATAACTTTTGAAGTTATTAGATGTTACTTTGACATTGTTAAAGTATACATTTAATTTATTATTGGCAGTTCCAGCAATATCAACTGTACGACGATGAATTAATGCCATATAATCATCACCCAGCTCTTTAATACCAAAACGTTTTAAATCTGGATAAAAAGTAATCTTTACTGAACTCTTTGTTTTAGCAGGTAATTTAGTAATAATTGGTTCATTAACAATACTCATATTATCTTGCCATTCTTGCTTGAACCGTTTACTACGTTTAGCATCGTCAATTTCGACAATAAATCTATTAGCAAAAATATTGGCACAATTGTGAGTAACTGTAAAATCATTAATCAAGAATCGTTGATTGTTATCAATTGTAATACCAACATAATCATCATTACCCGCATTTTTAATAGTAATATGACCAGTTGTATTAAAAGGAAATTCAAATGTATTCTTATATTTTACTAATGTTGGGATATCTTTAAGATTTTCACCATCAATAGTAATATAAAATATATCATTTTTAGTAACTTTACAATATAAACCTAGTGATCTTGCTAAAAATACAATATCGTCAACAAATTTAGAATACTCTAAATTTATTCTAATTTCTATCTGATCTTTAGAAACATTATATCTATCTATAATTCCAGCTAATACATTTAATCGTACCATAGTATCATTAATAATCATATTTTTTGGAATTAAATTCGTTGCATTATATCCTATATTATATGGATCAATTGATACTTCTTTACTTGGCCATTCAACATTATTACATCTAAGACCAACTAAGTTTGATTTAGTAGGTTGATCTAATTTCATATAATCTTGAATACTAATATCTATAACATCATGATTATATAAATTTTTTAATGTAAGTATATGTTCGTCATTTACACGATATGTTTCACCTTGTGATTGTATAACATCGTACATCTGCCCATTATCTTTTATAATTTTTAAAATATTTCTAATCATACCATCATCACCTATTAATTTATCATCTAATGTAAGATCTTTAGCTTGTTTCATATTACCATCATATAATGGTACCATTGTAGATGCTGAAATACATTTCGAACCCAAGCCATTCCGACCCCCTGTTGTTCTTTTTTCATCATCATTGTAGTTAGAACTAGTTAATAGTTCACCGAAAATCATTGTTGGTGCTAACATTTTATGAACTGGATGTTCTTCAACTGGAATACCAATATCTCCATTGTTATGGATACTAATATAATTTTCTTCTTTATTAAATTCTACTTTAATAGTATCACACGATGGATCATTAATAGATGCATCGCGTGCATTTACTAACAACTCATCGATAACTTTTAAAAATCCAGGGGTATATGAAATATTCTTTTTCTCAATCATATTATTACCATTCATATAGATCCACATATCTTCTTGTGTTGGTTCGATATCGCCAATATAAGTATCGGGACGAAGAAGGATATGATCGCGGGGTTTAATCTTATCATATTTTTCAGCATCTGTTTTAGTAACAGTTTCTGTTTCAGTCATATTAGCGTTTTTCTTAGGCATATTAATTAATCTGGAAGTATTGTCTCTTTAAATGATTTTATCAATTTTTTATTATATATTGTTTCATTAAAATGGAATAATATATAGCATATTTTATAATTACCATCTTAATGTTGACATAACACCAAAATGATCGGAAGCAAATATTGGTAAATGATCTTTTTTATACTTTAATTTTTCTATTTCATTCGTACCTTTTGTTTTTGTAAATTCTCTCATGAACATCATTTTATCTTCGGATGAAACTTTAAGATATTCTTTGTCACCTATTAATATGCAATTAACTGGTACGATTCCTCTTGTAAATATACCATCTACTCTAGTTTTCTTTTCAATAAATTTATCATTCCATCTCATTAAATTGATATCAGTATTCTCAGTATAACCATCGCCTCTATTAGTTGCTGTCCAATTATCATTAAATCCCAAGCTTTTTAATTCATCAATATATTTAATTTCTGGAAAATTAACTCCCATAGTATCATTAAGATCAATATTAAAATCACCTAATATTATATTAGGTTTACTATTATCTAGCTTATTCATAATATATTTTAATAACTGTTGTCTACATCTGCAAAAATGTATATACATATCATTTAAACCTGGTGAAAACTTTGTACCAGCTTGTATGTAACAGTTGTAGAGTACTAGATTTGGAAATTCTATTATCATAAGACTATTTGTATAATCAATATTACCTCCAAGTGGTTCTATTATTATTCTACTTGGTTTCATACCTTTTTTAATAGCAACGGTACATTCAATATTATGTCCTCTGCCTTTATAAAACTCTTCTTTCTTTTCTAAAGGAAACATTTTGGTATTAATCACTTCATATATATTATATTTAGGAAGTAAATCAACTAATCTTATATAACTATTATAACTCATTTCTTGAAAACATACAATATCAATATTATTTTTATTAATAGTATTTGCTATTAGTGGCATTCTTTTATCGATCAACCATATTTGTTCTGGTTTACGATCAATACCCATAATGTTATATGTAGCAACTTTTAAATCTACCGATTTATTTAAAGGTAATGAATCATTAAAGTTTATAACTATTTCTTTAAGATCCATAAATCCTTCCTTAATATAACAATTATGATGTAAGTTTTCGATCTTATAACCTTTACCTTTTGCCAATTCAATATCAGCGTCATTAATATAAAGTCTAACTTCACCGCGCGCTTTTACATTATCGCAATCTTTACTATCTACATATAATCCCATATTAACGGTCCCTCTTGGACATTCTATAATAGCACCACCTGTTTGAACAGATTTTTTTAAATTTAAATATTTTAATTTATACATCAAGCATTTCTTAAGAATTGCTTGTTCTAAGATAGAAAAGTTAACTTTATTATAATCCATATATATATATATTAAGATATAAATTAAATTAATAATAATATATTTTGTATCCATTTATATTTATCAATGGTTGATAAATTATTGAATAACATAATCATTGTTTCTTCTTTCTCAGGAGTTATAATATTTAATTTTTTTAGATAGAATATAACTGGTTCAAGTTGTTCCTTCATTCTTTCAATATGAATACTATCATTAGATGATCTATACATA